GTCCGCAGACAATCCTGCCGGAGAAGGGATGAAGGCAGCTTGTAAAAAGCCCATCCTCTTTGCGCTTTTTCAATTCATATTGCACAAGGTCAAAAATCTCCGGGTCAATGATTGCCGGATGGCTGTTTGCCACATAGTATTGCGGCACCTCGCCCTCATTGACCTTCCTCTTTTTTGTGAGGAAATCGACCGTGAAGCATTTCTGCGTAATAACTACGGCGTTGATACAATTTAATTTTCCCTCTGCGTTTGAACCCACTGGGTTCATCAACGGATTCATTTGAACCCACCCCGTAAAAGCCGCAGAAACACGGCATTTTCGGCACTTTCCGGCTATTCAGAGCCGAGCCGGGATGCTGTGTCAGAACGGAGGACTTTGCTGCCGAAGGTTTCATTCCGCTCGGAATATCTGTAAAAGGAAAAAGTGTGACTATGATTTTACCCATAAAAAACGAGGGTATTTCCATAGTCACACTTGGGTTTTCGGAGCAATTATACTGTGATTTTTATGCCGGACTGAAAGATGAATGACAGCTTTCCGTTTGTGTTTACAACGACCCTGTCGAGCGTTTTGAGCATAAGCGGATAGCTGAACTCGGTAATTTTTCCGATCTCATCAATCAGAAGGCACATCTCTTCCGCACGGTATCGGACGAGGATGTCCTCGGCATTATCGACCGTTGACCGCAGCGTTGCCTGATAGCGGAGCTTCTTCGCCACGATGAGATTCCACGCTCTGCAAAATGTCTTCTGCGGCAGGTCAATCGGAATGCGGACGTCTGTGCAGAGCATCGGTCTTTCCTTCGGCGGCTTGCAGTATCGTTCTCTGTACGCTATCAGTTTCGCCGAGGCATTGCGGTTGAATGTAGCCTTGTGCGGTGGTGTATAGGTTTGCCCCGCCACTTCGACCGCCGATTGGGTCTTGTGACTCATACAGCGGTATGCGGCAAGGGGCTTTTTATTGGTAGTCGTATAATGATAATAGTAGTAAGGCTTACCGCAAACTCCACAAAACAGTTTCCCTGTAAACGGATACCGCTCATTCGGTGCCTGCCTGTGAGATGTGTGTCTCGCCGCAACAGCCTGCGCCAACTTCCATGTCTCTTTATCCACGATTGCTGGAAGGCAGTCCTCCACCAGATATTTCGGCAGTTCTCCGTTATTTCTGACTTGCTGATGCGTGATGGGGTTTGCGATAAACGCTTTCTGAAGCAGGCAGTCACCGCAGTATTTTTCGTTTCGGATAATGTGCTGAACGGTGGTCTTTGCCCAGGAAGCACCGGGCATTCGAGTTGGCACCCCTTCGGCAATAAGCCTGTCGGCGATTTCGCCGTAGCTATAGCCGTCAATGAAGTCCTTGTATATTCGCCGCACCAGTTCAGCTTCATTCTCCACAATGGTCACGATACCCTTGTTCTGCCGAAAACCGTACATCCCGTTGAGTGTGATGCTCCCCGTGATGCCTTGCTCATATCTTCTTCGTTTGCCCCATTTTATATTCTCCGACATCGTCTCAGACTCGGACTCGGCAAACGCAGCCATCAGCGTGAGCATGAGTTCCCCAGAGGATTCGGTGGAGTGGATGTTCTCTTTCTCGAAGAAAACATCAATGCCCAGGGACCGAAGCTCACGGGTGTAAATAAGCGTATCCACGGTGTTCCTTCCGAACCGGGATACGCTTTTTGTCCGTATGCAATCTATAAGACCGCTCCGGCAGTCCTCGATCATTTTCATAAACTGCGGTCGGCTTTCTGCTTGGGTGCCGGAGAGTCCCTCTTCCGCATAGATGCCGACAAAGACAACGGTATCATCGCTCTCGAATAGGCTGCGGTAGAAATTAATCTGATTTGTCAGACTGTTCAGTTGTTCATCGCTTCGGCTTGAAACCCGGCAGTAGGCGGCGATGCGTTGCTTGCCGGGTTCTTTTCTGTGAGGGGTGATTACAAGCAGATTCTTATCCGTCATTACCGTCAACCTCCTGCGGCTTATTGCGTTTCGTGTAAGGACGGACACCGTTCTTGATTGGTACGGTCTTTTCGGTCCCGTCACGGAAGGTAAAGGTAATCGTGCAGTCACGATTGACCGTAGCGTAATTGATGACCGCCTGCCATACAAGCGGGTCGAACTTTGCAAGCGGAGCGTCATGCTTCATAAGTTCGTTCAGAAAGCCTGTAATCTGCACACGCTTGGCAGCACAGGCGGCTATCTTCAAATCAAGCTCCTGTTTGAGCCGAGCCATCGTGTCAAGCCGATCCTCATATTCTTTTAGTTTCTCATGGATATCATCGGCGGTGTCCTGTCGGCTGTAGGTCATCAGAAGGCTTCTTATCAGCGTCTGGACTTCGCCGCAGCCGTTGTTCAAATCCTCAAGTTGCCTGCAGTACTCGCTGTCATCAGTAATGGTATCAATGCAAAGACGGTAGTTCTCCTCAATTTCCTTACGGTTGGCAATCAGCCCGTTGAACACCTCGACGAAGGTTTCTTCCAGACTTTCCTCTTTGAGAGTCGGCGTTTCGCAGTATTTACGCTTCTGAAACTTTGCATTGCAGTGCCAGTGCCAGGAAGCGTGTTTTGTGTTTGAGTGCCATATCTTTCTGCCGTAGTAACCTCCGCAGTCACCGCATATGACACGGCTTGAAAAAATGGACACGCATTGCATATTGCTTCCTGCTTCCTTTCGGCGGCGCATTTCTTCCTGCACCATCTGAAAGGTTTCCGGGGAAACGATAGGCTCATGGTCTTTTTCGATATAGTACATAGGCAGTTCGCCTGTGTTGGGACGTTTCTCTTTCGTAAGGTACGATACTGTTATTTCTTTCTGAAGTATTGCCGCCCCATAATACTTCTCATTCTTCAGAATGTTCAGAACCGTGGAGGCCTGCCATACCTTCTTGTGACCGGGCGTTTCAATGCCGTCAGCGGTCAAGCCTTTCGCTATGCTGCCCGGAGTTTTACCGGCGAGGAACTCCGCATAAATTCTCCGCACGATTTTTGCCTGCTCCTTATTGATAACAAGCTCACCGTCGGGACCCTTGTCGTAACCGAGGAAATTGGAATAGCCGAGGCTGACCTTTCCGTCTGCGAAGGACTTTCTTCGACCCCATGAGGTGTTCTCCGAAATCGACCTTGCTTCTTCTTGTGCAAGAGAGGACATGATCGTAAGCAATAATTCGCCCTTGGCATCGAGGGTGTAAATGTTTTCTTTCTCGAAGAAAACCTCCACACCTTTCTCCTTGAGCTGCCGGATGGTGACCAGGCTGTCAACCGTATTTCGTGCGAAACGGCTGACGGACTTGGTGAGAATAAGGTCGATTTTCCCGGCAAGGGCATCCTCAATCATTCTGTTAAAGCCCTCACGCTTTTTTGTATTTGTGCCGGTAATGCCCTCATCGGAATATACCTCGACAAAGACCCATTCTGGATTTGCCTGAATTTTCTGCGTGTAATAGCTGACTTGCGCATCAAAGGAGTTTTCCTGTTCTTCCTTTGCCGTTGAGACACGGGCATAGGCTGCAACCTTTCGTTTCCGAGTGAAGGTCGAATACTGTGCAGACAGCGTAGGCTTAGTTGCCTCTATCTTTTTTACTTTCTTATTTGTCATGACTTGCGTACCTTTCCTTTGCCTTTTTCGCAGCGGCGGCTTTCATTTCATCCGTCCAGCTTTCGGAGCGTGAGCGGTCTTTCCACACATAATCAGCGGTAGAACCGTTCGCAAAAATAAAACGGAGCAGATTGCCCGGATGAGCCTCTATCGTGCAAACCTGCATTTGAAATGCCTCGTCCGAAAATCCGTCCGTTTTCAATATGTCTGTTACCGCTCGTTTCAGCGTTTCCTCCGGGATGACCTTTGAGTCCGGGCAGTATTTCTTTCCTTTAGAGTTGTAGGTCGAACAGCACCAGACGATGTTATAAGGTGTTGTCTTTCGGTGGTAATTTTTTCCGCAGCATGAGCATCGGATTTTCCCTGTGAAAACGCTTGTCGTTCCGACAGTCGGAGCTTTTTCTTCCGCTCGGCGTTTCAATTCATCTTGAACCGCCATAAAGATCTGTCTGGTAACCACCGCCGGATGATCATCCTCGACAAAATACTGTGGAAGTTCCCCGGTGTTGTGGCATTTTCTTTTTGTAAGATGGTTTTCACGATATACTTTTTGAAGCAAAAGGTCTCCGCAATATTTCTCGTTTGTCAGGACTTTTCGCACGGTTGTCGGATGCCATTCATTTCCGAAGATGCTGTACATCCCTTCTTCGTTCAGTGTGTTGGCGATTTTCTGAAGCCCGCATCCGGCAAGGTATAAATCAAATATTCGTTTTGCGATTTCGGCTTCTTCTTCAATGAGCGTTATTTCTCCGTTCACCAGGCGGTATCCGAGCATTGTGCAGGTGGATGCCCGTCCTTCCTCAAAGCCCTTGCGGATTCGCCATTTGCAGTTGTCGCTGCACGAAAGGCTCTCTGCCTGGGCGAAAGAAGCGAGGAGCGTCAGCATGACTTCTCCCTCGGCACTCAAGGTGTAAATGTTCTGTTCTTCAAAGAAAACATCCACACCGAGGCTTTTGAGTTCACGCACGGTTTCCAGAAGCGTGACCGTGTTCCTCGCAAACCGAGATATGCTCTTGGTAATGACCATATCGATGTTTCCGCTCCTGCATTCGGTCAAGAGAAGCTGAAACTGCTCACGGTTGTCCTTGGTGCCTGTTTTCGATTCGTCAGCGTAGACTCCGGCAAACCGCCATTCCGGGTTCATCATAATGTAGTTGCGGTAATAATCGATCTGCGCCGCCAAGGAATGCAGCATGGTGTCCTTGCCGCAGGAAACTCTGGCATAGGCCGCCACACGTTTTGTACAAGGGGTTTCCGCTACGGCAGGGGCAATGTTTACGATAGTTTTTTTCATTGTATCCCTCCTTTGGTATCGGACATATTAACTCTGATTTTGAAATATATCCAGTCAATTTGGAGGAATAAATTGAACGAAAACAGGAAGGTATTTTTCGGTGAGTATTGTGTCTATCACACGATAATCCTCTGTGGAAATCTGTCCGCTTTTCAGCATTAGCCGAAACGGTGCAATGCTCGCCTGATATTTGATTTCCGCTGTTATCTGCTCTTTAGTCATGGGCTTCACCGCCTTTGAACCTTGTCTCCACATAGCATTCGTGGGAACAGTATTTTCTGCGGCTGTTTCCATAGGCGGTAAAGGACTGACCGCATCCGGGACAAACATATTCATAAACCGCTTTCTGTCCGACACGCTCCGGGTGAGCGTTCCACCATTTCTGTCTACACTCCGGCGAACAGAAACGCTTCGGTTTTCTGCCGGATATCTGCGTTATCGGCTTTCCGCATTCCGGGCAGATTCCCGCTGCCTCTTTCGGTTCTTCGGTGCTGTCGACCGTGATGTTGTTTCGGCGGCAGAAGGTCTTGACGGTATCTCTCGAAACGGACAGAGCTTTGGATATTTCAGAATAGCCGCATCCGGCTTTTCTCATTTCGGCTATCTTTGTTTTCTGATGGTCTGTCATGTGTGAACCACCTCCTCACTATCCCATGAACATGAGGAGGGCATTTCGGAAAAAAACAGGCAAAAAAATAAAGCCCACCGAAGAAAAAATCCTCGATGGGCTTCATATCAGTTAGGAATCTTCAGCTTCATACCGCTGTAGATGAC